CTACTACTGTACCTTGTCTGAGATAGTTTTGATTAGTTAAAATATCTTCTTCTTTAGCAGTCATATACTTCATTTCAATACGACCTGTTGCTAAAGGACTACCTTCAGCATATAGTAACCCCTGTGATGGTAATTCTATTGTTTCTGTAGGGAATTTAAATTTTGGTGTTTCTTGTGTAACTTGATTTTCCATAATAACTTTAATGTTTATTATACATATTTTAAGATAAAAAAAGCTTACCGAATGGCAAGCTTAATTTTATTTTTACGTTTGTATTTAATTAGTAATTTAGGATACAATAATCCATACCTAAACTAACTGAAATTTCTTGAGCTGCGTTTTCATCATCCCAACCATAATCACCAAAGTTTGCAGATTTAATAAATGCTCCTTTAATAATCCATTCACTTACTATATCACCTACAGGACCTAATACGTTGATAGTTACATCTTTCTTATAAAAATCAGAATAACCATCACGGCCTGTTACTGATTCGTGGTGTAGACGTACCCATTCCATTACAGCTTGAGCACCAGATGGTGTGATAGGATCAAATAAAGTCATGTCTATATCTTTCCATTCTGCTTTTCCTTTAATTTTGCGATAAACGTTAATGTGGTTTAATTTAATTTCACCCATTTCAACGTTTACAGCACCTATTTTTTTAATCATGTATGTAGGGATGCCATCAACGTACATAATGAAGCGATTTTTTACCTTTGGTTCAAATGCGGTAAAAAATATTTCGTTTGGACTTAATACTGCCATTTTATTTTGTGTTTAGTTTTGTTTATTATACGTATTTAATTTTTAAAAAATCTTCCCCTTTTCAGGGGAAGAATTTAAATTATTAGGCTGGGAAAGTTGCGCCAGTTGGAGTAATGATGAAATCTAAGTAGATAAATTCAGCAGTTTTAGTAGGCTGAACATAAATCTGACCTATTAATTGATTTCTATCAATTACAGCAGCTGTATTGTTTGTATCATCCATTACCACTTTAAATGCATACAAACCTTGTCTTTGTTGTACTGAAGATAAGTATGGATTAACTTGGCTTAAGAATATGTTTCTTGTAGCAATTGTATTTTGTTCAAATACTAATGTATTAGCTACTTGAGAAATATATGATTTAAGAGCAATTAACAAACGACGAACGTTTACACGATCAAGAGCAGATGGTTTTTGTTGTAAGGTTTTCTGACCATATACTACAATACCTTGGCCAGGGAAAGTAGCTATTGGATTAACTTTACCATTGTAAAGAGCATCACGAGTTGATTGGTTTAATTTTTGTTCAACACGAATTACAGTTCCTAAACCACCACGATTAATACCTGCTGGTGCGAACCAAGGTTCAGCTACTGAGTCGTTGTAAGCATATACACCTATAATCATTGTAGAAGCTGGAACCCAAACGTTTTTACCAGTTCCTGGGTCAAGAATTTGACACCATGGCCAGTATGAAGCAGCATATGAAGTATCACGTGAAGCAGCTTGAGAAATTGCTGAAGTATAGGTTGATGCATAATCTACTGGGTCAAGTACAAAAATATTATCACCACGTTGTTGAGTGTTTGTAATTATTGTACTGATTGTGTTTGAATGTAATTCATTTACTATACCCGGAGTAATTAAAATGTTAAACTGATAATCATCTTTGTTGCTTAACAAGTTAACCATATTAGTATAGCAACCTGCATCTAAACCTTGAGTGTTGTTAGCAGTAATAGCTGTGTAGAAATTAGCTCCACCCTTTACATCACCAGTAGCACCATTAAATGAGCCACTAGCTGCTAAAGGAATAGAAGCAGTATATTGGTTTTTAGCTACACCATTATTATCTAAATAATCTGGGGTTAATAAGTTAACTGATGATACATAAACAAATTTTGAGTTGTTTGCGAAGCTACCAGTTAATTCAATTTGATTAGTACTAGAATTATAATTGTAAACATAATCACCAATTACTTTAGATACAAAATTAGGTGATTTAGGATCTAATGATAAACCAGCAAATGTTTCTAATATTATTTTATTGTTAGTAATATCATTACCTTGACGAATTAATAAATCAAAAGTACCAGAAGAAGTACTTGGATTAACAATTTCCCAACGGATATTATCAACAGATCCACTTATTAAAGCACCTGCAGAATCTAGTGCTCCAGAACTGTTCATAATAATACCTTTAGATATTGTTTTAAGAACAAATGCTGGTTGAGAAGAAGCGGTTGTACTAGCACTAATTGCAGTACTTGTAGCTGAGGTATATGAACCTGTTACTACACGAGCTACTAATAATGAGTCTCCACCATTATTAAAATAATTGTAAGCTGCTATTGAAGTGAAATACGAATAAGTATCACTACCACTAACTAATACATCACCAAATTTATTTACATAATCACTATAAGATGATACTACAGTAGGTAGTTCTACTGGACCTTTTACTGTAGGACCTATAATTGCTGCGCCTACAGCTACTGGTTGAGATGATACTTGTGAGCGGTCGATTTCTCTAGCAAGTACACCAGGAGATATTAAAGTTTCTGCCATGTTTTTAGATATTTAATTTGTTTTTGTTGATTATAAATATCCAAAAAGGGCTCAAAAACTAGCCTAGTGACGTAATTTCTCCCGTCTCGATATTGATATTTACAGACCCGTATTTATTTTGGAGATTTTGGGTAAACCCAACCTCAGATGCACGAACTTTTTTTAATTCGTCTATTAGTATCTGTTTTTGTTCGGCAATAATTTGAAATTGATATTCAAGTTGACCAAACTTTGTAATTAATTCTTGTGTAGATGAATTTAATTGTTTAAGAGTATTAAATTCTTCTTCAAGTAAAAATTTTTTTTCTGCGTTGTTTTTTTCTACGAACATAATAACATTAATTTATAACAAGTTTATTAATTTCCAAATTTAATTTGTTTCTTTTGATGGAGGAGGTGTTTGATTTATGTTACTAGTAGACTCTACACCAAACACAACTTTAGTAACTGTAGGTATTTTCTTGATAGCATTTAAATCTTTTTGTATAACATCTGATATTAGGTAACCGTTTAGTTTAATATCAAATGTACTTTTAACTGCTCTATCTCTTCCATCAACTACTTCTACAACAGTATTAAATGAATCAATCATTGCTCTAAATTTAAAACGTGCGGGGTCACCCCAATACGAATCTGATGCATAATTAATTGCTTCAACAATTTTATTCATTTGTTCTACATAGTAAGTGTATATAACACAACTATATTTTATTGTAACATAGTCAGGTATTACTACAGCATATTGTTCTTTTTCAAGTTTAATGTTATTTAGTACATTAAATGGAGTATAAAAGTTTTTTGCTGAGTACGCTTTGGTTAAAGAACTATACAAATTTGGATGGTTTGCATCTAATTTATTTCCTATAGTTCTAACTTTAGTTAAGTCATCTCTTTTAAAAACTAACAACGGAGTCATTATTGCTCCGTTTTTATCTCTATAGTAACCGTCTTTTTGAATTGACTTCCACTTCTCAGGATTACCATAAACTATAGGGACTGCTATTCGTTGACCATTGTGTATAACAAACGGTTTTATTACTTCAGTAAAATAATAATAAATAGCTTCATCAATATCTTGAATACCTAAAGTAAATGGTTTAACAGTATCATTTCTAAAACTTAATTGCTCTCCTCTATTAATTTCTCCACTATTATTAGGATTTCCTGTAGGTTGAAAACCCGGTCCTCCTTGTTGATAGGGTTCCTGTTGAGAAATGCTAATTTCTCTTTGAGTTTTAGGTGTAGGTTTTCTATTTGCCATTATGGTCTTTCTTTAGTTAAGTTTACTTTATCTGCAGGCACATAATGTGCTGTACAACTTACAGATACTGAGTAGCCAAAGTTTTCTAAACCTGGGTTTGTTGGATTTACACCGTAAGGATGATCAGGATTTTTACCTACAAATAATTGGTTATCAAATGATTGTTCTATTTCAAAATAATCATCGTAATACATTATTATATCTCCTAGTTCAGGATTAACACCTGCTTCTATTAAATCATCTCT